GTTCACGGTGTAGGTGAGCGATTCGCGCTCCTGCTGCTGGTAGCTCCACGTCTTCCCCTGTATCGCGTTGACGGTCCGGTCGTTAACATTCATTGTGCGTGCCCTCTGTTTGCGTGTAGCCGTACAACATCATTGAGGAAATGTCAACCTTATTGTGAAACTGGCCCCACCCAAGGGGCCTTTTCCTTTACTCCTCCCAGGTGAACGTGAGAGTTCCGGTTTTGCGATGCGTTTCGGGATGTTCCCTAAAGGGGTCGATACAGTCAAGCCCGATAGCGTCACCTGTCTCGTCAATCCGCGCCTTCATGCTAACACTACGCTCGACCTTCCGCGCCACTTGCACGCGTCGGGTGAAGGGGAGGTGCTTGTAATCGGCACCGTTGCACTCTTTGTAGCCACAAGGGAGGGTGGTGCAGATGGCCCCCATGTGTACCCGACCGCACTTCTGGCACTCCCACCGCTCCACCGTCACATCTTCGTAAACGGGGGGCGGGTTGAGGATGGCGTCAATAGACTCGATCGTATCCTCTGCTACATACTGCGGCGGATATCCAGTGTCGCAAAGTCCATCTGTGTCCACGGTAGCCACCATAGCTAACCCCACCTTCGCCACCCTCACCGCTTCCTTGTACCGCTCCAGTTCCGTCATGATTCCTCCCCTTTCCCTTGTTCCACCAATTTGATAACCCCCGCGATGTACTCATGCACGCTTTCCATTTTTCTTTCCACTGTGCAGTCTTGGCAACTGCTGTGATTTGTGGCATCCCTGATAATATCCGATATGATTTGCAGCGTCTCAACTAGTGACTCCTTGCCCCCTTCCATAAAACCTCCAAATTTACGTTTTAAGCCGCCCCTTTTTCCAGATGCGACTCGTTACCTACACTCGCCCCCGTTCGCCCAAATTTGACGAGGTAGCGGCTCAGAAAAGCTCGTTTGCTGTTTCGATTATCTCCTCAAGGAACATCGGAAGCACATACCCGTTGCTCCACTGAACCACAACCATGCGTTCGCTGGCACTCGTCACCACTCCTTCTGTGCCGTTCGGCACCTCAACCGGCGCCATCGTCTTGACCATCTTCACCCGCGTGCCTGATTTCATAGTTACCCCCCTAAACGCTATCGAACCGCTGATACTGACCAATCCAGCAAGCCGGAACGCTCAAATTCCGTTCACCCGCCCGCTGCTTCTCGATGATAATCTCCGCTTTAGCCTGATGCTCTTTGTAGCTGTGGTCGCTTGACTCTACCCTGTCGCGGCATTTGTCGCAGTAGACGGCGGGCCGGTAAGGGAAGATGATAACATCCGCATCCTGCTCTATCTCGCCTGAGTCGCGCAGGTCGCTCATGACCGGTCGCTTGTCCATCCGCTTGTCAACCTCACGACTGAGCTGCGAGAGTGCGATAACAGGTACTCCTAACTCTCGCGCCAGATGCTTCAGTCCCCGGCTGATTTCCCCGATGCCTTGCACGCGGCTAGCTCGCGGGTCGGTCACAGACATGAGCTGCAGATAGTCGATGACGATCAGATCGAGCCCGTCCCGCTTTTGCCGTCTCGCCTTGGCTCTGATTTCGCGCAGGGAGATAGCGGGCGTGTCATCAATCATCAGCCGCCAGTCGTTCATTTCCCCGAAGCACTTCGAGAGCTTCATCCACTCAAGTTCTGAAAGCTGGCCGCTGCGGATGTTCTGGTATTTGATGCCTCTTGCCGCCGCCATGCGGTCTACGTTGTCGCCCCTGCTCATTTCCAGGGAGAACAGCATACCGGCGCGGCCTGTCGCTCCGACGTTTCCAAGCACGTTCAGCGCAAGCGCGGTCTTTCCCATTGACGGACGGCCCGCGATAACGATCAGATCCCCTGGGTGCATCCCCGATGTCGCGGCGTCGAGATCTGCGATGCCGTAGGGGATGCCTTGGATCTCCCCTCTCGACTCATGGCGCTTTTCGATCCTGATAACCGCTTCCCTCAGTGACGCGGCCATGCTTACCGGCTCCGTTGCCTGCACTCCCACCACTGGCTGAATTGCCGTTTCGATCACCGTCACCGCTTCCGACAGTTCGCCGCCTGAGTAGATGATCCTTGCCGCCTCGTTTGCCCCGGCCAGTATCCGGCGCTCGGTTGCCTTCTGCGCAACCTCTTTGCAGTAGTAGGCCACGTTTGCCGCCATCGGTACGAAATCGACCAGCACGGCGAGATAGGCAGCGCCGCCGACCTCTTCAAGCACACCCGCCCCTTTGAGCCTTGCAGAGAGCGTCACGGTGTCGATAGGCTGGTTGCTGTCGTGGAGCGCACACATGGCGGCGTAAATGTGACGGTGCGAGATGCGGTAAAGGTCATCAACCTTGATTATCGCCGCTACGGTATCTATCGCCTCATTCTCAACGAAGATCGCGCCGAGGATTGACATTTCCGCTTCTATCGCCTGTGGTGGCACCTGTCTGTCAGTCGTCATATTTAGCCATCGCCTTTCTGAGTCGTTCGGCTTCCTGTTGCGTTACGGGGGAGAAAACGTTTTTGGCGCTATCGCCTGGTGCTTCATCTTCCCATCGTCTACCAGTCAGCCACCCCTGCGCCATCTTCGGCGTCCGGTTCTCCTGCTTCATCTTGTCGCGGCTTTCGTTGTACCGTTTCGCCCCGGCCATGATTTCCGCGAACAGTGAGCGGGTGAAGGGCTTGAGGTCGTACCATGAATCCGCCGCCTGCGCTTTCCCTCTCCTGTCTCCGAAAGCATCCATGAACTCGTTGAAGGTTGACAGTCTCTCCCCGGTCAGTTTCCGCTTTTTGGCTGTGAGGTAAAATTCAGGTTCGTCAGACTGCTCTGCATCGAAGGATGCAGAAAGGGTTCTTTCTTCCTTTCCTATTCCCTTCCCTTCCCTTCCTGTCGTCTCTGTTACTTCCCCAGTGCTTCCCCGTTGCTTCCCTGTCGCTTCACGCTCTAAATAGTCAATCATTTCAGATGGTTGCGGAAACTTGGAGGAGTCCTGCGCTTCTTTGCCGTTGATCCTCTGATGTTCCTTGAATGTCGGCACGAAACCATAGATTTTTTCCCCGTGAAGCATCAGGGAAATAAGTTTTGCTTCCCTGAGAAGCACTAGGGAAGCACCCATGTCGTAATCGAGAAAGGGGAGAATATCCAGCTTGAGTTGGCGCGGACGGTACTCGAAAACCCCGTTCTTATCGCACTGCCCCCATAGTCCAGCGAATACCAGCATCGGGTGAAGTTCAGGATGTTCTGCTTCAAGGTCTTGTAAAAGCTCGTGCCTAAAATACTCCGGTTTGATAGTACGAATCCGCGCCACTTCACTACCTCCTTCATTGCAGAAAAACCAAAAAAATACCCCGAAGAGAGAGGGCAGTCTCTGCTTCGGGGTATCGGTTTCAGTGGGCGCAAGGGTCCACCGCAAACCTAAGCTCTATGTTAGCACACAACCTGCCCGTTGTGTTCAACTCGCTCAATATTTCCGCCATAATACTCTCAGCCCGCAGCGCACGCAATGGAAAATGAATGTGCAAGGGGGTTGGACTGGCATAGTGCTAGCTGGTTAGAGTTTCCCATGCGAGTTTAGCCACTGCTGGTACTTGTCCATTGCCAATGGCTTTAATTCGGTCCAGTTGGGTATCCAATCCATTGTCTTTTCTGTAGCTAAAATCAGGGTCGATAGGGGAACACAGTTCATAAGGCCAATGTGAGGCAAATGGACTTGTCCTCCACTCTTCCAATTCCTGAATGCGCTTAATGCTTTGAACTCTTTGACTATTTTTGCATCGCTCGCTTGAGGCGCTGGCAAATATCCACATCCTTTGCCTTTGTGTGTAACCCTGTGCGTGCTGTCCCCCCAAAGCTCCCCATCTTCCCACGTACCCCATACTGGCAAGGTCTGCAATAACTCGTACCCCTCCCCGAATAGCGAGCATTGGTGAATTCTCCACGAAGACGAAACGGGGTCTAACCTCGCCAATGATGCGGGCCATTTCGGACCAGAGCCCGGACCTTTCCCCGTCGAGTCCTGCGCCCTTTCCGGCCACGCTGATGTCTTGGCAAGGAAACCCTCCAGATACCACGTCAACAAGCCCTCGCCACGGTCTGCCGTCAAAGTCGCAAACGTCATCCCAGACAGGGAACGGGTCGAGAATGCCGTCATTTTGTCGCTGCATAAGTACGCTAGCGGCGTATGGTTCTCGTTCGACTGCGCAGACGGTGCGCCATCCAAGGAGCTTTCCGCCCAAAATCCCCCCTCCCGCACCCGCGAAAAGTGCGAGTTCTCGTAAGCCTTCATCAATGCGTTGCTTATCATCCATGACATAACCTCGATTGCTCCTTGTCAACTCCATCCTTCCGTCATCATCCTGTCACAGTAGCCGACCCACACACGCGGGATAGGCGGGG